GCGTCGGAGCACGTGTCGTAGAATACCTTCAGAAGATTTGACTCTGGAAATAGTAGCGAGGAAACTACCACCAAGCATGAGTGTGGCTAAATGGCTCTATTACAGAAACAAAATCGAGAGAAGGAAGATGGTAACAGTTCAACATTCTCAACAGGCATGCCTAAAAGACGATCAGTGTGGGTGCGACATGCATTTCACGGTGTCCGCTCCCACGTGCTCAGTACATTATTTTCTCGTCAAACGAGTGCAGCACCAGTTAGTGAGGACCAATGGAGAGATGTACACAGAGTTCTTTGAAGAATTGCAGACGGATTACTTAATATATGAAAACATGATACAAGAGCGGCTTCGAGGGTCAGAGCGAGATTACCTGAGTGCAAATTTAAAGGGAGCAATGCGCCAGGTTCCTCCACCATTTCAGTATACAAATATTCCGAGATCGGTGCCCATTCCGGGATTGGCGCCGGGGTTAGTTCATTCAACCATGTCTGCGGATATCCTTTATGTGCATGAAAAAACAGGTTTGCTGGACTTAGATGTTCAATGGTTCGCTGAAAATGTGTGGTATCCCACCAGTCATTTTCCTAATAAGAATTTTCGGAGCCAGAAGCAGATTGTATTGGAGAATGGAGAGAAAGGAACGTTTATACCATCATTGCAGGCAAAGGCAGCTCAGGCACTCTCAGAGTACATTCGAACCTTTGGGAACGTAGAGGGAAGACAGTATGTACGATCCCACTTGGATGGGTTGATGGAGAATCACAAGCACGCGAATGTGATTCTAGCGGCAGCAAATCGAGAAACAGTCACGACCACCCCAGCGCAGCGAAAGGCGTTGGAACTCACCGATGAGGCTTTGCGTCGGATGAATAGGGCTATGGGTACCACGAACCAGGTTGGCAGAACGCCGCTTCAGATGTATACGGGGAGCATTTGTAAAGTCCCAGTTCATTCAGCGAATGGGCTTTTTCCCTATAAGGTCCTACCTTCTGTTACCAAGGATGGGGTGAGGTACACTGTATCACCCCGTGGTCAGAAGTGTGAAAATTTGCACCAGGTCATGAAAGTTTTATTTGAGCACATGGATACCCGGACCCCTTTTGAAGTATGTTGGTCCATGTCCCCAAAATCGTCAATGGAAGTGTCACATCTAGATCAGGCCACAGAGGAAGAGTATCGAGAATGGATGTCCAAACACCGTTTGTTTATAATTCCCTCCGCTCCGCTGATCTTGGCGGAGCGGATAGTGTGTTATTTCAGCAAGATGATCGAACAAAATACAGATATTAAGATAGGATTTAAATGGCCTCGAGGGGGAGCAGATGTGTTGTTTAAAGGGTTCAAAATCAATGCAAATACGATGTTTGAGGATGGTGACTTTTCGAAGTTGGATCAGACAATCCATCAGATACTAATGCGGCTCTTTTACTCATCTCGTTTTCAGTATAATATGGCAACAGGACCGGATGCTCCAATAATGACTTGGTTGTTAGAGCAAGTGGTCTCTCACATAACCGTTCGTTTGACCCACTTGATGGACGGTTTGTGGGCAAAGGTTACAGGTCAGATGCCC